CTAATTGTAGTTATTGCATTGGTTGTGGCCGTACAGTTGAAGAAATTGCTCAATGGGTGCTTTATTCAGAGGAAGAAAGAGAGGTCATTCTTAGGAAGCTAGGCACAACGACTAAAGACAGTTGACTTATGGGGGCTGGTAGGGTAGTATTCCTATCAGCCCCTTCTTTTTAGGACCTTGGCATGCAGTTCACGGTGCAATATGACGACGGCGTCTGGATTTTCACGGTCGCATCCGACGATGACGAGCCTGATTTCCTTGAAGAGTTCGAAATCACTAACCTCGCTGACGCGGCGGCTGCTGCCAAGGACCTGATCGAGGAGATCATGGAGGCTGCCGAGGCTGAAGACGAAGAAGATGAAGAGGCCGACCCGCTCGAAGGGTTCTTGGACGAACTTGAGGAGTAAGGTGCGCCGTGGCTGCCGAGCGCGACGCGGCAATTCAAGAGTTTGCGGAATCTGCTGACATTGATCGGCGGGTTTTGGAGGCTATCTCGAAGGTGCTGGCCAAGTCACCGCGTGCTATCCTGATTGCGTGGGAAGACGAGACCTCTTTTGGTATGACGTCCATACCGTTCTCTAGGAGTCTGATCAAGGGCATGGTCGATACCGCGTTTGATGCGGTCTTCGGCGACGAAGAAGTTTCAGAGGAGGGCTCCGATGGGTAATTCTCTGCTTCGGGAAGCCAGTCTCTTGTGGCACTGCTTGATTGTCCTATCCATGTATGCTATACTCGTCCGCTAGACGGAGGCCCGATTTATGCCCTTTATTAAGATTTCCCAGCTTACGACAGCGACGGCGGTTTCGGCTACCAATCAGCTTGAAATCAACCAGAATGGCGCGTCTCGCAGTGCCGAAGTCTCAGTGCTTGCGACTTATGTGCGCTCGTCCGCAACCAATGTTTTGGTGCTGCCTGCGGGTTCTACTGCCGCCCCTGCCCTCTTTCCGACCGGTGATACTAACACCGGCATCTTCTTCCCGGCTGCCGACACAATCGCTTTTAGCGAAGGCGGCGTCGAAGTAATGCGGATTGACTCGGATGGCGACGTAGGCATCGGCACCACCACCCCCACCGCACGACTAAACGTCGTTGACGCTACCACTCAGGATGCTGTTCGCATCACCCAGACTGGAACCGGCAACGCGCTGGTCGTTGAGGACGCTACCAACCCGGACAGCAGCCCGTTTGTGGTCAACGCAGACGGTCTTCTGATCACAGGGGCCGCTACAAACCAAGCGGCCAATTTTGCTACCGGCAACGCTCGTGTTCAAATCCTGGGCGGCACAGCGCCGCTGGCCCTTTTCCGAGACGCCGATAGTTCCACAGCAATCAATCTGGAGTTTGCCAAGCGCCGTGCGACCGGAGGTCTGCTTGCAAGCGGCGATACTATTGGCCGTCTCTACTTCTCGGGCAACGACGGCGTTGCAGCCATCCCTGCCGCGTTCATCGACGCTGCCGTAGATGGCACACCCGGCGTCAACGACATGCCGGGGCGGCTCGTGTTCAGCACCACCGCCGACGGCGCTGCGTCTCCGACCGAGCGGATGCGGATTGATAATGAGGGACGCATCGGGATTGGGACTACCACCCTCACCGCCCAGAGAATGCGTGTTTTTTATGATGTCTCTGACGTGGCTGCGAGCTCTGTTAATATACTGGCCTCCGGAACTCACACGCTTACTGCCGACAATGCCCTTTATTACGCCAGCCTTACTGGGCAGGCGTCTCTTAACCAGGGCGGGTTCAACGCTACCATTTCTCTCGCGAGTGGTGGCTCCCTTCAGAGCTATCGAACACTCACCCAAGTAACTGGCGCTTCTGGCACCGTGACCGCCGCTTCGGGTGTTCTTGCTGATGTCAGGAACACGGGCGCAGGCACCCTCACGAACGGTGTTGGGTTCAACGCTGCTCCTGTCCAGAATACCGGCGGCGGCACCCTTACAAACGCGATGGGTTTCTATGCGGCTACCCAGACAAACGGCGTAAACAACTATGGCTTTTACAGTAATACTGCATCGGGCACCGGGCGCTGGAACTTCTACGCCAACGGGACAGCCGACAACTACTTCGCAGGCAACGTCGGCATCGGGATTACGACCCCCGCCGCGCGCCTTAACGTCGTTGACACTACGTCTCAGGATGCTGTCCGCATCACCCAGACTGGTTCGGGTAACGCACTGGTGGTCGAGGACGCCGCAAACCCGGATGCGACGTCGTTTGTGATTGATAACGCAGGGCGGGTCGGCATCGGTGTTGCGCCGACTACTGCCTCTGGTTTTGTGGTAGACAAAATCGGCTCCACCAGTTCGCCATCCGCCGTGCTGTTTCCGATCACCATTCCGCAGACGGCAACCGGGACGGCTATCCTGGTGGACACCATTGGAGCTACAACTGAGGCGGCGGCCTTCACTCTTGGTACGCTAATGCACTATCGCGCTCGCCCTGCTGCGACGTTTGGGGCGGGTTCATCGGTCACGAACCAATACGGCTTTTGGGCTGATGGCGCACTCACCGGAGCCACCAATAACTTTGGCTTCTACAGCAACATTGCGTCGGGCACTAACCGCTGGAACTTCTACGCCAACGGCACGGCTGCAAACTACTTTGCCGGTCAGGTTCAGCTTGCCGCCGGTAGTGTAAGCGCACCTGCCCTGGCCGCCTTTGGTGATACCAACACTGGCATGTTCTTCCCTGCCGCTGACACCATCGCTTTTTCTGAAGGTGGCACGGAGGCTATGCGGATCAACAGTTCCGCTCAAGTTGAGTTCTCTCTAGGAACTGTATCTTTGCCGTCCATAACGGCGACTGGTGATACCAACACAGGTATCTTCTTTCCGGCTGCTGACACTCTCGCCCTGGGCACAAATGGCACTGAGCGCCTCCGCATTGCCTCCGCAGGCCAGATCGGCATCGGCGGTGCGAACTACGGAACCTCCGGTCAGGTTCTCACGTCGAATGGCGCTGCTGCGGCTCCATCGTGGCAGGATGCTACTGCCGGTAGCGCACCCCAACTTCGCGAACAGCTTTTCCTGACGAGCGGAACGTGGACCGCGCCTGCCGGCGTTACCCGCGCGCGACTTGTGGTGATCGGCGGCGGCGGCGGTGGCGGCGGGTATAATAGTGGCGGCGGCACCAACGACGGCGGCGATGGCGGATCAGCGGGCGTAGCCGTTGGCAACGTGACGGTTGTCCCCGGCACCACGTACACGGTTACAATTGGGGCTGGCGGCGCGGGCGGCGCTACAAATACCAACGGGACTGCGGGCAGCACAACCTCGTTCGGCGCGCTGATGTCTGCTACCGGAGGCGGCGCCGGGCTCACAAACGGAAGCGTCGGTGCCAACGGTGCTGGTTCCAGCGGCACCACCCGCAACACCAATACCAGCGTCACCACTATGGCGCCTTTTGGCGGCAGTAACTCTCGCGCGGCGGGCAGCGGCGCTGCCACCGTGGCGTGGGCAAATAACTCCGCAAACGGCGCAGGCGCTTTTGGCACCGGGGGGAACTCTACGCAGGCGGCGGCGGGCGCCGTAAACGGCCTCGTTTATGTTGAATGGGTGGAATAACCATGCAGGCTCTTATCTCTCCCAACGAGAAGGTTCTTGACGCCGAAGGCAACGTCCTTGGCGACCGTGTGGCCGAAGTAAAGGCGGACGCTTTCCCCGTCGCGCCTCCACTGTTTTGGATGCTGTGCGCTGACGAGGTGATGCCAGATCAGTTCTACTGGGCTGATGGGGAAATCCTGCCCGTTCCGCTGCCACCCCCTGAGCCTGTCGCGCCTTCGCTTCCGCTGGCGCCCTGATCGTCGGCGCCTGTTAGATGGCTAATCCACAGAAAATCTCGCAACTTACGACAGCCGGTCCCTTGACCGGGGCTGAACTGGTGCCCGTCGTCCAGAACAGCGGCACCCTTCAGACTACTGTCTCCGCGCTCAAGATCTTCAGCCTTGGCAATGTGGTGACCGAAGTCTCTAGCCTTGATGCGCGTGTTGCTGCGGTTTCGGCTCTGGCCACTCAGAACGCCAACGCCATCACATCCACGCAAACCGACCTAACCAACCTGACTGTCCGAGTCGATAATGTCTCGGCCTCAGTGTCGGTGCTTAACACGCAGATGACGCAGGTTCAAGCGTCCATCTCCGCGATCAATTCGGCGCTGGCGGCCATCGACGTCTCCGCGCTGACGGTTCTGGAGCCTCGTGTCTCCGCCCTTGAAATACGGGTCGGTCTTGTCTCGGCTGCCGTCTCCGTCAACGCTGTCGCTATCACCAGCACCAATGTTGTAGTGGCCAACGTCTCTGCCCGCACCTCGGTAAACGCAGCGGCTATCACCTCCGTTAACAATGTGGTGTCCGTCCTAGAGGTTCGGGTTAGTACCGTCTCTGCGGCAGGAGTTGCCAACTCCAGTGCCATCACTTCTATTAACAATGTCGTGTCCGCTCTTGAAATCAGGGTTAGCACGGTTTCTGCGAGGGCGTCGGCAATCCAGACGCAAGTCAACGCGGTTTCGGTTCTTGTCTCTGCTCTCGACATTCGAGTGGCGGCGGTTTCGGCTTCGGTGTCGGCCCTCCAAATTCAAGTCAACAATGTCTCTGCTGCCCTGACATCTACTAACAATGTTGTCTCCGCTCTTGAAATCCGGGTCAGCACTGTCTCGGCTGCCGTTTCGACGCTTGGTGTGCGTGTGGCTGCGGTGTCGGCTTCCGTGTCCGTCATCAATGCGCGGCTGCCTGTGGGTACAGTTGTGGGTACAACGGATACCCAGACCCTTACCAACAAGCGAATCAATCCGCGATCCTTCGTTACGACGACGGGCGTCAGCCTGACCCCCGATATCAGCCAGTTCGATATGTATGCCCTCACGGCGCTGGCCACGGCTGTTTCCGTCAACCCGCCTGTCGGCACGCCTGTCAATGGTAATAAACTGATTCTTCGCTTTGAAGATAACGGCGTCAGCCGGGCCATTACTTGGACGACAACGGGTTCTAACTCCTATCGAGTTGTGGGAACGACCTTGCCGACTGCCACATCTGCTGGTAGGGTAACTTATGTCGGCTGCATGTACAATGCCGACGAAATCTTTTGGGATGTTCTTGCAGTAGCAACACAGGCATAAACATGAACAACACTCAAATCGTCTTCGAATTTAATACGAAGTATGGCACCTACCGCGATGCCCTCTATCTACCAAACGATCACGGCCTGACCGAAGCTGAGATCGACGCCTTGAAGCAGGCTCGCGTGGATAACTGGCTGGCTATCGTTGAGGCCCCGCCGCCGCCCGAGGAACCTGCTGCGGAGGACGAGGCCGCCTCAGATGCCTGACCGCTATTGGGTCGGTGGCACAGCCTCTTGGGACGGCACCGCAGGCACCAAATGGGCGGCAACATCTGGTGGCGCAGGAGGCGTGTCCGTGCCCACCGCGGCAGACGCCGTGTTCTTTGATGCTGCGTCTACGGGCACCTGCACGATTGCGACCGGTAACACGGGCGCGGCCAGTATCAACTGCACCGGCTTCACAGGCACCATCACCGGCTCTGCCGCCATAACGGTTGCTGGTAGCGTCACGCTGTCTGCTGGTATGACATGGACCGCCAGCAGTCAGGTGGTGTTCACTGGCACAGGCACGCTGACGACGGCTGGCAAGACGGTTGGAAGCGTATTCCTTAATACCGCTGGCGTCACGCTCACACTAGGCGATGCACTGACCACAAGCAGCGTTATCGCTATCTTGGGGGGCACCTTCAACACTGCTGGGTTTAACATTACAGGCACCCAGGTAAACTTTTCATCCTCCAACACTCGCGTCATAAATCTAGGCGCGTCAACTATGACGCTTTCAAATGCCTCGCTTGCGTTTTTTGCGTCTACCACAACAGGCTTAACGTTTAATGCGGGTACATCTGAAATTAATCTCACTAGTGTCACAGCAAATATTACGACTGCTGGACTTACATTTCACAATGTCTCCTTCACAAGTGCCAGCACTGGCGCACGATCTATTACCGGCGCTAACACCTTCAACAACCTAACGCTTAATGCTAGCGCAACGGGGCTCTCTCAACTTTCGCTCGCCGCAAACCAGACCGTCAACGGCACCTTCACTTGCGCTGGATCATCTGCTGTTGCTCGCGGCTTTGTCCGTTCTGACACCATTGGAACCGTCCGCACGATCACGGCTGCGGCGATCTCGGCCAACGACTGCGACTTCCGCGACATCACGCTGGCAGGCGCAGCGGCAGGCGCGTCCCCTACGCGAGCCGGTGATTGCGGCGGCAACAGCGGCATCACCTTTCCTGCTGCCAAAACCGTCTACCGCGTTGGCACCGACACCACTTGGGCAGGGTCGTCCTCCTGGGCGCTTGGGTCCGGTGGCGCAGGCGCTGACACCAACTTTCCGCTGGCTCAAGACACCGCCGTCATCGACAACAGCACCGCCCTAACCGGAACGCTTTCGCTCACGCCGTATAACATTGGTTCGTTTGACGCCTCAACACGAACGACAGGCATCACCATAAGCCACACTAACACCACAACTCGGTACGGCTCCTATGCTCTTGGTTCCGGCGTTACCATTAGTGGGACATCGGACCAAACGTTTTCCAGTCGCACCACAACAATGGATTTCACCAGCGCCGGTAAGACCATCACGTTTCCCGTCGTCGTTGATGCACTGGGCGGCACCTTTCGGTTGGTCGGGGCGGCGACTATCACAAGCACATGTACATTGACGCGAGGCACGCTCGATCTCAACGGAAACACTTTGACCGCAACAAGCTTCAGCGGCAGCAACAGCAATACGAGAGCCATAGCGTTCGGTGTGGGCAACTTTACTATTACCAACGCAGGCGTGGCTTGGAACACCTCGCCAGCCACCGGGTTAACCGTCACAGGCACGCCCGTGGTAAACGTCACCGTTGCCACGGCAACTGCGACCACCGTATCGCCGGGCAGTCTAACGGAAGCCAACTCAATCAGTTTTAATTTTACTGCTGGCACTTACGCCTTATCCATAGGCGCCGGAGGCGTAAGAAACCTTAACTTTACAGGCTTTAGCGGCAGCTTAAATAACCAAAACTGGTCTATTTTTGGCGACTTGACGCTGTCCACAGGCATGACACTGACCAGCGGCGGTGCAACCACCACGTTTGCCTCTACCAACGCGACGCCGCGTACCATCACCACTAACGGCAAGACGCTAGACTTTCCGCTGACATTCAACGGCGTGGGCGGCACCTTCCGCTTGCTTGACGCGCTGACGATGGGTTCGACGCGCACGTTGACCCACAGCAACGGAACTCTCGACCTCAATGGGTTCAACCTGACTGTCGGCACCCAGTACACAACAGGCTTCGGCGGCACCCAAAACCTGACCTTCAATGGTGGCACGTTAACTTGCCCTGGCAGTGGGATCGCCTTCTTTGAGTTTGCTCCAGGCTTTACCACAACCGCCGGGACTGGAACCGGCACCATTAATATGACATCGGCCAGTGCCAAGACCTTTTCCGCCAATAGCGTTAACAAGGTGTACAACTGCACTCTCAACAACGGAGGCGCTGGGGCGCTGACCATTGTCGGCAGAAGCACCTTCACCACCTTGTCGAACAGTGTAGCACCGGCAACCTTCTTGTTTGGGGCTGGCGGTACAACAACGCTCACCAACTGGAACATCAACGGGACGCCGGGCAACCTTGTCACCATTGGCAGTACCAGCGCCTTAGCCCACACGCTATCTAAGGCGAGCGGCACGGTCAGCGCGAACTACCTGTCAATTAGCTTCAGCGCGGCAACAGGCGGCGCGACGTGGAACGCCGCGAACAGCGTGGACGGTGACAACAACAGCGGCTGGATTTTTGGAGCGCCGCCTCCTACGCCGGTCAACTTTGGCAATTTCTTCCTGTTCTTCGGGCCGGGGTGAGGAAGGTGAGAATCTACTTGCACTCCTTCCTCACCTCGCATAGGATGGGCTCCTAGCTAAGGAGCAACCATGTCCGACAAGATCAACCGCGTCCAACTCCTCAACGACGCGAAGCTACACCTTACTCCGTGGACCACCGAGGATGGCCGCCTGTTCCTCGATTACACGGAGGCGGGCATTCGGCGCACCCTGTCCGTCACGCCTTCCGGGCACTGCGACTTTCGTGGCTGGTTCTCCGCCTTCTGCGTGGACACGGCGGGCCATCTGCCCAACGGCGACCTGTTCGCTGCGGCCCAGACCTACTTCTCGCATTGGGTACGCTCCAAGGGCCAGAAGGTCAAGGACTACATCCGCGTCGGCGGTAAACTAGGTGACTCGTACCTAGATATTGGCAACGACGCTAACGATGCGTGGCACATCAGCGCCAAGGGCATTACCCGCGTGCCGGGCGGCCCGACCCACATCCGCATGCTTCGCGGCGCAGGCATGCTGCCCCTCGTTGACCCTGATCTGTCCGTGCCCGCTTCCGAGTTCCCAATCCTCCTGAAGCAGTTCGTGGCTGCCGACGACGACACCCTCATGCTGCTCGTCGCTTGGCTTCTTGGCTGCCTGCGTCCGGAAGGTCCCTATCCGGTCCTCACCATTTCTGGTGAACAGGGCTCCGGTAAGTCCACCATCCTGCGTCTGATGCGCCGCATCATTGACCCGCACGCCCTCGACATGCGGACGCCGCCCGAGGACCAGCGTGACCTGCAAGCTATGGTCCGCAACTCCTTCGTCCTCGCCTACGACAACGTCTCCCACATCACCAACAAGATGTCGGACGCGCTGTGCGTCATCAGCACTGGTACGGGAGCCCAAGGTGGTCGTGCCCTCTACACCAATGCTGAAGAGTCCGCAGTCCGCGTCTGCCGTCCCGTAGCCATGAACGGTATTCCGGACGTCGTTGAACGTGGCGACCTCGTTGATCGTTCGATCCACGTTCACTTGCCTCGCATCGACCCGCGCCATCGCCGCGACGACAGCGAGTTCTGGGATGCCTTCCACGCCAACCATGCCAAGCTGTTGGGCTCTCTTATGAATGCCGCGTTGATTGCTACGCAGAACTATGGTAATGTAGTGCTTGCTGAAAAGCCGCGCATGTCTGCCTTCGCTGTGTGGGCCGTCGCCGCTGAGAAGTCTTTTGGGTGGCCGGAAGGTCGCCTCATGGAAGTCTACAAGCGGAACCGGTCTGCCGCCGAGAGCCACATGCTCGAATTTCACGGCATGGCTTCGGCTATGTTGCGTATGATGGAAAAGCAAAAGGAGTTCTCCGGGACCTACTCGGATCTTATCGGTCAACTGGAAATGAACATCGGTCCTCGCGAGAAGCTGCCTCAGACCTCGCATAGCTTTGCTGCCGAACTGCGCCGCATCCGGCCCGCTCTGGAACGGCACGGTCTTCGCTTCTACAGCGCAGGGCGGTCGGGCAGCAACTCGCAGAAGGGCCGGTCCCGCATTTCCATTGTCCGCGCTGATGAAGAGGATGCGGCGCCAGCATGAGCGAAGACGAACCTTACGTTCCCAAAGTATCGACGAAGCCCAAGCCAGATCACCTGAAGAGGAAGGAGAAGGCGGATCGGGAGCGCAAGCCCAACCGCCCCTCCCAAGGCATGCGGCAGCGCAAGTACCGCCGTGAACTGAAGGAACTGAACATCCATCAGCCCAAGCGTACTGTCACCAAGCAGCACGTTGAGGCGATCCGTTCCATCAAGGACCAACTTCGCGAGACCTGGCGCGCGCATTGGGACAAGGTAGAACGCTTTAAGAACCTGACGCCGAAGCAGGTCGAGTTCGCCCGCCAGTACGCCATCAACGGACGTACCAACAAGTGCGGTGCGGCTCGCCTTGCTGGCTACGACACTGGCAACTACAACATCCTGCTTCGTGTCGCCAACCGAAACCTAGCTATCCCGCACTTCCACGACCTAGTAACCGCGTTCGAAATTGAGGAGAAGGCTCGCATGAAGATCAATATTGAAGACGTCGTCAAGTGGTTCAACGACATTGCCACCGCAGCCATGCAGACCGGCGATTTCACCAACGCCAACCGCGCGATGGAGAACCTCGCTAAGTATCTGGGCATGTTCGTGGACAAGAAGGAAATCGTCCACCGCACCGTCCACTCCAAGGAGGAACTGGACACCCGGATTGGGGAACTGACTGCCATCCTACGTGAAGCAGAGCCGGAACTTGAGCGCAAACTCCGCATCAACTAATCCGGACGCCCTCCTCCAACTCAAGGCGGAACTAGCAGAGGCCCTCCACCAGAAGGCCGTCATCGAGGCGCAAGACCGTTTCTACGTCTTCGTCAAGCTGTTAGCTCCGCTTATGTTGGACGGCAACGACTACCGCGACGGACGCCACATCGAAACCATTGCCGCTACCCTCGAAGACGTTGACGAGGGTTCAGTCACCCGTCTCATGCTGGCCCTGCCGCCGGGCTCCATGAAGTCCGTCCTCCTCATGTTGTTCGCCGCGTGGTCCTTTGGCCGCAACCCCACCTGGCGTATCATGTGGATTTCGCACACCACCGACAAAGCCGTCGAGTGTTCGGGCCGTATCCGCGATCTGGTCCGCTCCCCTGAATACCTAGAAATCTTTCCGGGCGTCCAAATCCGTGACGACATGTCGGGTGTCACCGGCTGGAAGCTAACCTCTGGCGGCTCCTTCCTCCCGGCAGGTGCAGGTAAGTCCATCGCCGGTTACCGCTTCAACTTGGGCATCCTTGATGACCCCCTCTCCGAGCAGACCGCCAAGTCCGACACCGAGCGCGAGCGCGTCAACAACTGGTATGGCCCAGGCTTCCGCTCCCGTAAACTGCCCGACTCCCGGATCATCCTCGTCAACACCCGGTGGCATGTCAAGGACCTTTCAGGCTTCCTCCTAGATAAGGCTGCTCGCAACGGCAAGGTCGATCAGTGGGAAGTCATCTCGATTCCGGCTATCCTCGACAAGGCCGCCGCCGACTATCTGATGCTTGAGGAGGGCACCTCCTACTGGCCCGAATACATCACAATGGAAGACCTCACGGCAACCCGTGAGAGTTTGGCCCGCTCCGACTGGGGCGCCCTCTACATGCAGACGCCGGTCGGGGACGACGGTAACGTCTTCACGAAGGACGATTTCCAAGACTGGGACGAAGACGATCCGCCCGAGTGCGACGAGATCATCCAGACCCTCGACACCGCCTTCTCCACCAAGGCCACCGCCGACTACTCCGTCATCCAGACTTGGGGCATCTTCCATCTCACCTACACTGATGAGAAGGGTTACGAGTATGAGGAGCCTAACGCCATCCTCCTCAATCAGGTGAGGGGCCGGTGGACATTCCCCCAACTCCGTAACATTGCCAAAGAGCAATATGATACCTTCAAGCCAGACAAAATGGTAATCGAGAACAAGGCTTCCGGCCAGTCTCTCATTCAGGACCTCAAGCTCAACAAGCTGCCGGTATTGCCTTTCCAGCCCGACCGTG